TGGCTGAATCTAATCGCTGTTCTAATGCATTTTTAAGCGTTTGAATATAAGTTTCTTCTCCGCTTGTTAAAGTTGTTTTTAACCTTTTATTTTCTTCGGAAATTTGTTGAGCAAACTTAATGGCTTCATGTCTTTCACGATCAGCAGATTCTTTAGCACGTCTTTCGTCATGCCAAACTTTTTTAAGCTGAGCCATACGTTGTTTAACACGTTCAGAATAATCTTCTAATGTGTCATTCTCTAACTCTTCGACTTTTTCTTTAGGTAAAGGTTCTTTACCTCTATCAGCAACTGGAATATCGTCTTCTGTAATTTCAAGATCAATATCGTCTGCTTTTGTTTCTACTTTAACTTCATTTTTTTCTTTTTCTTCAGGTATTTTACTACCTGGTATTTCATCATCATCTGGATATTCAAAAACAATATCATCATCTTTTACGTCAGCCATATATTACTCCTTATGCGCGAGTGTAGCCGCGAGGATCTGCAACAACCCCCTCAACCGTATCGTCGTTAATAATGCGGAATTCTCTTCCGTGGATTTTAAATCTTGTACCTGCGTATGCACGTGTCAAAACAAAATCACCCTCTTTACACCATGGACCTGTAGGAAATCTAGTTTCATCTTTATAAGCTAGGTCACCTACTTTTACTACAAATAAAACTACAGTTGAATGTTCTTCTATAGTTCTAGTTGAATCTGCTTTTACAATACCCCCTTTATATGTTTCTGCCGCATCGGGAATTGCACAAAGTATCTTGTATCCTTTAGGCTCAGGTAACTGTAAACCACGTTCTTCAATCGGTATATCTTCTACTTTTACTTCATCTACGCTTGGAATATGAACTGGTCGACCACTTGCATCAACTATATTCTTATTCATTGTGAGTATATGTTCACTCATCTTCAAATGTCTCCATTCTTTGTGCAAGGTCTTTAATCATACTTTCTGCGACGGATAGACCTCGTACATATCCGACCATATTTGAATACGAAGCAAAATCTTTTGCTGCTCCGTCTCCTAAATTTATTAATACTGTTTTGCGCTGATCATCTATTCGAGACAATAATAGCTCTAGCGTTTGGTCCATGTGTTACTCCTTAAGTTGTTTATTTCCTTGTACGGCTTGAATGCCTATTTTAGTGCCTTCAATTAATTGTTTAGCTTCTAATTCTTTATTAGCCATTACAGTATCTGCACCTAACTGAGCACCAGCAATTCGTTCTTGTGATTCAATACGCATCTTATCAAGTTCAAGTCTAGCTTGATCTGCTTGAATATCAGCCATAGTTTTTTGCTGTTTAATTTGTAAATCTTGTGCTTTAAGTTGAAGTTCTTGTTGTTGCATTTGGATAATTGGATCTTGTTGCTGTTGTTGAGCTTGTTCTTGCTGAGCTTCAGAAGCAGACTTGGCAGCGAGTTTCTTAGCCGCTTCAGCCATTACTTTAGACAATTCAAACTCTATATCTTCTGGCAATGTTTCATCAGGTTTAGGTAGTGGTACACCTAATTGTTCTTCAAGTTGTTTTCTATACTCAAACGCTACGTGTTCATTAATGTGTGCCATAGCTGCTGCTTGAATTGCGCCTGCTTGTGGGTTCTGTCCTACCATTTGCATAATCTTAGGATCTTGCATAGCTGTCATATGTACTTGAATATGTGCTTGATGGTCTTGATAAATAAAGGCTTTAACAGGTTTGCCATTAATAATATTCATGTTTTCAGACACAGGATCTTTTGGTTTTTGGTCATCGGTACCTGGAATAAGCTTACCAATATTTTTTACACCTAGTACTTCTAACATTTGTTTATTAAGTTCTACTTGGTCATAGATTTGTGGATTAGCTTGTGCCATTTGCATCACAGCTTGATACTGAACCACTTTCTGTGACATGGTTGCAGCATTAGGATCACTTACAGGAATGACGTCTACGTTATCATAATCAGATTGTTTAGCTCTTCTATCCCCTACTTCAGGATCATAAGAATACTCTTCTGGTGTGTAATCACGAATAATGCCTTTAAGTAATTTAAACTCTTGTTTCATTGCATAGTAAATACGCGCTTGTACTGCACTCATTACTTTTAATGTACGTTCTAGAATTGCTAATGTAGTACCTACTGGAGTATTAGCAGACATATCTGATACTTTCATATCAGCGGCTGATGCAAAACGACGTCCTTCCTCAATGATTTGATTCATTAATTGGTTAAGAACTTGACTTGGTTCTTTATAAGGCAACGGTAAAATGTTATCGCGTATCGCACCTGATGGCACATCTACGTCTCTAAATTCACCTGGAGCAATCGGAGTGTCATCACCTTTAATACGTAAGCCTCTTGACTTGAGACCACCTGGTAAGTTTGATAGGGTACCCGCGTCAACAAGTTGACGTAAGATCATAGTACCTGATTTGGCGAAAGCACCTATCAAATGAATTAAACCAAAGCAATAGAAACCAAATCCTGGAATATATCCGTAGTGAACGAAGTGTTGACGTTTAGATTTTAACTTGTCCTCTGGATTCCAATTACGACGAATTGCTAATATAGCTCCTGTACCTTTTTCAATTGTTATTACATAAGGTAACGCAATGCCATCTTCACTATCACCATTTTCTAAATCAATATTGACATGCATCTCAAGAATTTTATATCTGTCGTCTTCTGTTGGATTGAAGCCTAACTTCTCTGCAATTTTCTTTTCAGCTTCATCAATATCTGAATAAGGTTCACCTAAATCAATATCTTTATAGAACCCTGCAACTTGTAACTTGTGTAATTCATTTTTTGTTTTGCGCATGACATGTGTGACACGCTCTGCTGTTTCTAAATTAGATGCGCCATAAGGAACTACAATATCTTCAGCGGGAACATACATCGACACTTGACGTTCAATGTTAGGATCATAATAAACTTTTTTAAATGAGTTACCAGATAAACCTAGTCCCCATAGCATGCGTTCGTGTTCAGGCCTATACTCAGGCATCATATCCGTGAGTTGATAGTTCATATCATCTTTTACACGTTCGGCAGCGTTTTCTTTTTCTTTTGTTTGCTTACCAATGATTACGGTTTTAACTGGGCCTGCGGCGGGAAATGTTTCCATCATGGTTTCAGCTTGGAACTTCACAAGCGCTTCTGTCATAAGAGGGTGATATACGTTACATGCGCCAGGCCACGGTTCTGTTCTATCTTCTACTTTAAGACCTAGTAACTCTAAGCCATCTACATAAGTAGTTAACCAATCTTTTCTTGAATTGATATCGGCATCGTATTCACCAAGCAAATCACCTGACAACTCCGTTAACTGACCCTCGTCCATTTCTTCTGCTAAGTTGTCGTTGAATTCATCGTTTTGTTCTTTGCCTGGAACAATCGTAATTTCCATGCTACCGTCATCAAGCGTTACACTCTCTGGGTTTTCAATTTCAATGCTTAAGTCAGGTTGACCCATAGCCATTGCTTCTATTCCTTGTGGTGCTTGTGATAAACTTTTATCTACATTGTCTGCCATATGTTATCCTTATATTGCGTATAATCTGTTTCGAGAACTTCTAAATCCTGCTATATCTTCAGGCTCATCACTTGGTAACCTAATAAATCCGCCTTGTCTGAACCGCATCAATGCTAGTGTTGTGCTATCCACTAAGTCATCATTAGCACCACTAGGAAAATCATTACACTCTTCAATAACTTCTTTAGCCCATCGTCTATCAGGCGCCCACACTATACCACTTCTAAATAAATCAGAGATTGCATTGACTCGACTAATCTTGTCTTGTCCTTTACCCGGTGTAAATTCACCCACTGGCAAACCCATTCTACGCATCTCTTGATAGAGTGCGGCACCGTTAGATTTCTTTTCTACCATGAATGCATCTGGCTCCCAGTCTTTGTACTCACGAAGTACCATCTCTTTGAGCTCTGGAAACTCTAGGCGTTCTTTAATTGCATTTAATAGTATTATATTATAGTTATTGGTTTCTTCGTTAAAAAAGACACCCCAAGTGGTAAGCGCATTGTAGTCAGCTCTGTTGGACGCTTCTTGTGCGGCATCAAGAGACATAATCGTAAATTCACAGCTTGGTGGATCTTCATCTTCCCATATTTTCCACCACTCTCTTTTGATTAACGCACCTTCTTCTGATACTGGGTTCTGTAAATACTGTGAGTTCCAATACCTTACATCTAACGCAGCTTTCTTAGCTAATAACTCTTTTAACGGCCAGAACTCAGGCCACAGTGACTCTTCTTCACCTTCTTTATTCTCAATAATAGCAGGAAATTCAACCACTTCCCACTGATCTACCTCATCGTGCTTAATCATTTGGTTCACTATCTGACCCGTCAAGTCAAGCTTAGACCACCGCGTCATCACTACAATAATCGCACCGCCCGGCATAAGACGTTGTAATGGACCAGACTGAAACCACTCCCAAGCAGGCAGAAAAACATCCGATCTACCCAACTTGGCGTCTTGCTCGGAGTGTGGATCATCAATGATAAACAAATCAGCCCCACGACCAGCGAGGGCACCACCAACACCAATTGCAAAATATTCCCCATTAAAGTTTGTCCCCCATCGTGATGCCGACTTCGAGTCAGCTTGTAATTCTACTTGTGGAAATATGTCTTTATATGCGTCACTACCCACGAGATTACGCACACGACGCCCAAAATTAACTGCCAAATCAGCTGTATGAGATGCCATAATAACTTTCTTATGTGGGTACTTACCAAGAAACCATGCCGGCGCAAGATATGAAATAAGCTCCGATTTACCGTGCCGAGGAGCAATATTAACGATAACTCGTTTCTTCTCGCCTCTAGCGATTGCTTCAAATATGTTAGCAAGTTTCTGATGATGCGCCCCTATCATGTACCCTGGGTATACATGTTGTATAAAATCTAAAAAAGTTTCTTTGCCAGACTTCTCAACAACTTTGCTTGTATATAGTTTAAGAAGTTTTTGAAGTTTAACTTTTTGCGGCCCTTCTGCAAATTTAATTAAACTTTGTA